GTAGACCTACAATCAAATAATCACACTGATCTTTGGCATGGCGCAACATCTGTACGTGCCCTGCGTGTAATAGATCAAAGGTAGAACAGGTAAAACCAACTTTCATAAAAAAATCCTTGACATATCTACGAAGTCATGATATAATAAACTTGTCGTCGCTGGGAAGATTGAATACTAGTGTAGTATGGGTTTAAATTCTATTACATTATTAGTCGAACTGTCCGACCCACCGAATGTTTCTTCATATTTATTGAAGATATCAGATTCTTCTTTGCCAGCAGACCACACACCATCATAGAAGATGTTCGAACATGCTTCATTGTACTGATCTACCATCTCCTCAATAGGGTTAGCAACCGCAACAATCTTATCCATCTTAACCATAATCAGTTTGTCCGGATCATCCTGATAGCAGAAGAATAACTTAAAGGTGTACATCCTACTGCCATCGGGTGTATTAGCAAACTGAATAGTCAAAGCATTACGAATGAACACATCCTGATCATCTTCTTCGACGATCTTTGCAATTACTTCTTCACCAGTCACTAACTTTAGTTGCTTAACCGACTCATTCATTTTCATCATTTCCTTTTAGGTTAATAGGGTAGATCTTGTATTTGAACCCTTCCTTGGTATATATCTTAATCCTTTCTCCGCTATGATTCAGAGTAAAGTTGCGATATCCTTTGCAAGAGAGATCGTCAGATATATCATACAGCTTAGTAGTAGACCCATCATCAGACTTTCGTAGTCCACGTCCGATGGATTGGAGTACCTTGACCTGCGACTTCGAAGGTGTAGCAAATATAATGTTATGCAGATTGCGTATGTTAATACCAGTAGAAAAGGTGCCAAGTGAAGCAACAATGATAGCATTTTTCTGTTTCTCTACGATACCACGGATCTGCTCTCGATCAGTAGCATCTACTTCTCCAGACACGTAGAACACTTTCCGGTCATCGTCTGCCAGATCCCTGATCATATCAAACAACACCTTGCCGTGCTTCTCCACAAACTGGAACATCACCAAGGTATTGCCTGTCTGGTCTAGGGCAAGTTTGGTGATAAAACTGTTCCTTCGTTTGTTCGTAACTATGTAGTCAATCTCTTCCTGATAGTTTTTGCCCTTCATGTTCTGACATATATCGTTATGGTACCGTAGCAACAGGACAGAGATATCCAGATCTGAGAGAGTTTTATCTTCCTGCAGTTTAACTGTGGTGGTCACCCTGAACACAGGACCGAACAGTCCTTCTAGTACAAGTTTATTGGTTTCTGTGCCATCCAGTGTTCCGGTTGTGCCGATGCGATAGCGAGCATTGACACACTTGTCCATCATGGTAGACAGAGACTTTGCCTTGAATAAATGGACCTCATCTCCGAATATGCACTCGAACTGTTCAAACCACTCTGCACCAAACTTGTAGATGGACTGCCACGTCGAGATGATCACAGGTTTGTCCGTCACCTTTTCTTTACCTGAGTAGATCCTGTGGCACTCGCTCTCTACGTCGTATCCGTAGTCAGCAAAGTCTTGATACATCTGCTCTACCAGACTTGTTGTCGGAACAATAACCAGCGTCTTGGCAACACCCTTCTTATCCTTGACATATCGCAGAAGGTTGTATATAATAAAACTCTTGCCACTGCCAGTCGGAGATAACAGTAGAGCACGTTTGTTCTCAATGCCGTGTGCGATAGCATCGTACTGATAATCACGTGGTTCGAACGGAGCACCAAGGTTACCCAGAAACTTTACGAGGTCTTGATGCTTGACCTTATCCTTGTCACTAGGAGTACCATACTTCTTGCTCTCCACGATCTGTAGACCATAGAATCTGTCAGCACAGAACTTACGCAAGTGGTGGTACAGACCCACGTTCATCTGCTTGGTGACCATGTTGTATAACTTGATCTTACCGTCCCAGACCTTGCGCTTGTATGCTGGCATGAACTTATATCCCGGCACAAAGAAAGAGAAGAAGTCTCGCAACTCCTGCTCCTGTGCGGGATTAGATTCTATTGCCATATACGAATGGTTAAGCATCCGTACTCGTATCGTATTATCCACCTGCTTCCAATCGTCTCCAGTCAATCATATTCTTAATAGTCTGGTGTCTCCACTTTAGATTATCTAGCACTTCTTTAAGTGTCTCGATGATAGTCTTCAGGTATGCAATTTTCTCTTCGGACTTCTGGATCTCAGGATCAGAGTCGTAGTAGCGATCCATGTCACCCTTCAACACTTTCAATCCATCAAACGGATCATATGCCCATCCCTTGGACTCGATGGTCTGTTGATCCATCTTCCCGTTATAGTACAACCACTTCTCCTTCAACAGGACATGTTGCTCGTTCTCTGCACGTTTGAGATTTAGTTTGGTGATCGACAAGTACTGAAGGTACTTGGCATGTAACTTAGGGGTATGGCGACTCGTTTTATCTAATTCGAACTCACCGATCTCACAATCTGTTTCCCACTCTTTCAATATCGACTCAAGGTCTAACTTCATAACTCATCTCCAATATAATCAATACAATCTTGCCAATAATCTACATCATTTGGGTGTACAACAAACGACTGCGTGAGTCGCCAGCACTTTGTGTAGGCAGTATGATAGCAGACTCGTCCGTCATCATAGTCACCGAAATACCCTGCTTTGAGACTCCAACCTTTCTTATCAGTGATCAGTATCTCTTTGCCATATTTATCCAGATACTTAAACCATCCTTCTCCGGTCTCTGACCAAGTGAAGATTAGATTGTACCCCACGGCATTGGCATTGTTGTGCCATGCTATAAACCCTTCGGGCGGGTAGAGTTGCGACAGAGCATTTGAGGCAATGCCTAGTTCTGTCTTGAGTGCCATATCAATCTCAGCAAAGTCCTTCGCATACTGAGGATCATTGCCCCCGTAGTGCTCCGGTTTGATCGGATACGAATAGGCAGTCTCAGGAGAACCTATGTGATCTCTACCCATACCTGTAATTATATCACGATACTCACACGAAGTAAAGTACCTATCTGGTTTGCCCAGAGGTTTGCTGGTTTGGGTTACGTCATATTTCTCACGATATAGATAGCGGAAATGATCTAGTAGTCCAAGAACCCGTGGGTTCCGGATATCACATACTTGCATTAAGTTATCTCAAATTCTGTAAACCTGAATGACACATTGAAAGTTGTGAATGTAACATCGGTCACATTAGATGCCAACTGAATCTGTCCAAGACTGGTAGGTACGCAGTCTTTGTATTTGATAGTAACATTCTTATTATTGTGAGAAGACTGAATGATCAATGATATGTCTGAAGCAGTTGCCTGTTTGCTTGCCGTTTCAACAGGCACATGACCTTCATTCACAATACGCTCTAACCAATCTTGCATCTCTTGATATGCTTTCAAGTCTTCATCAAGAATAATGTCTGCAGTCATTTCACCATAATTGATTTTATCACCTGCAATAGGAATGCGAGCAATACGACTTGTGGGTATTTCCACAGGAGCAACACTAGCACCGGGATGAGAGATTGACTGAGCAAAATACTCTGTATTTGCAAAGTGCTCGTGATTGATGACTAACTTAAACCCTGTGGGTTGTAGGTAGTTTTTGTTTGATGTAATTGCCATTAGATATTGTCCAAACGGTTAACATTTTCCATGGTTATATTTATACAAAAAAAAGGGAGACCGAAGTCTCCCCAAAAATGTCCCTTATGGGATTCTTTTTATCCCTATCAAGTGAGGATGTTGTCCACACGGAAGATACGGTAGTACTGGTTAGTCTTAACAGACGCAAGACCGTCAGAAGGAGTAGCACCAACGAAAGGATTAGATGCCATGCCGTATCGAGTCTTAAACCCAATTTTTGGCTGGAACGAATCTTCGCCAACTGCCTTAACCATCTGAAGCGGTACGTAGGGGCAGTAGAATACACCTGCGTCATAGGGGTTAGTACCCTTATAACCAACAGTGATGTAGTCAGTCTGCGCATATGGGTCGATGTAGACA